ACGTAATGTTTATCGAATACAGCTTGTGTTTTCTTATTAACACATTTATAAACCTTTTTAAGTCTATCTTTAGTTGGTCCAACCAATCTATCTATCAATTCTAATTGTTTAGGGTCAGTTTCAACAGACACCTCTAACCCCATTTGTTCTAATAAGGTAATTTCCCCATCACCATCTAAATCATCATCAATGGTTGAACCCTTTTGTTGACTAATAAGTTTTACCTGACCAGCCATTGTATCTAATGTATCTTGTTCGTTAGCTAAGAAGTTTTTTATCTTATCTAAATCATCTTTATCATCCGCAGCATCAATCAAATAATCACGAACATCTTTCATTTTTCTTGGAATGATGGTGTACAGTCTTATTAATAAGTCGTTGATTTCTTTAACATCAACACCAACTTTAGCCAATCCTGAAGCTTTTGTTAAAACTTCTTGAGCGGCATCAATTTGTGCTTGAGTTACAGCATCTTGTGTAACCTTATAGTTTCTTTGGATTGATTTATTTGCATAAGCCATTAAATCATCAAATAATTGTTTTACTTGATTATCTTTAATATCAGCTGTTTTTGATGATGTACTATTTGAAGAGGTTGTTGTGGTTTCAGCAATAAGGTCTGTAACATCTTGATAACCCTTTCTAGGGTTTGTTTTACTTTGAAGAACTTTATTCCATTCGTGTGACCGCTTGTAGACAGTCACTAAATCTTTACCAACTCGACCATAATCACATTTGATTCTACCATCAGGTTGTTCTTCCATTATATACACCTTATTACTTTGAGATGTTAACCCATTATCAACTGATACATGGACTAATTTTGCATACCTTAAACCATTTTCTTTAGTAATCATTTTCAAAAAATTTTATATTAACTCTTCAAAGGTATGTAAATTATTTTAAATAACTAAATAATTTTTAATATTTAATTGCATCTATATACATAAACCTTTCGGTCTTAACATTACTACAACTACAATCTTTTCTACTATTTTCTAATATTTTATCATGAGGTGTTGGTACAACCATAAAAATAAAATCTGGGATTACCAAATGAAATCCCCACTTTTTTTTTAATTTGTTGTAATTTAATTGTTTCTTAACGCAATTATACTACATTTTGTCTGATTTTCCAAATTTTCGGCATATTTATATATATAAAAAACAAATATATTATGGTAAACAAAATTAAAGAGTGGATTAAAGCCACAGGATTAGGAAATCTAGGATGGGCGGGAGCTTGTGCTGGTTCTTTTATTTTTATTGGAGGTGGTCTTGGGACTTTCTTAGCGGGAGCTTGTGCGGGATTATTCGTATATTTCAACTATGCAGTCATCAAAGAGTTAATCCAAAAGATTAAATAAGAGATAATTACCCTAAAACACAAAATACCCCACACAACAAATGGGGTATTTTTACTTACTTTCTATCCAAGCGGCAGCTGTTGCAGTACCTTTTTCAACTACTGTAAGCCCTTTATCGACTTGTACATAACAATCTGGATGCTCAACCACTAATTCATCAAATTTCTTATCAGAAACTCTTAAAACAACTATATCTGAATCAAGTGGTGTTATACCTAGATTCTTAACTGCATGTGCTATTTGCGCTGCAACCTTACCTTCAGGCATTTTAAGGTTTTTCTTATATATCGCCTTTATTCTCATTTCTTAAAATAAGGTTTTTGTGGGATTTCTTGTCTAATCCAATAACCTATTTTTAAAATAAGTACCCCTAAATTCCATCTAAATCTTTTCATGTTATCAATCCTTTATCTATTAATCCAAGAATGTATCTTGAATGTTCTTCATTTTGTCTAACAGCTCTCACACCGTTACCTTCAAAATCATCATCTTTGGCATCTCTAGCGATACCAAATGTCATATGTAAACCAAAATAAGGTCTACCTAACCCTAATTCAGCTCTAATCGCATGTAACTCTTCCCTACCTTCTTCTGGTACAACCAACCACCAATTGATACCATCGGACCTAACATCAACTGATAAGTTAACTTCAATTGATTTTCCATCCCATTTCTTCTTAACATCATCCCATTTCTTAACATTATCACCCATATCTCTATGACTGTCGTTTATAAATGTTACATGAGCCTTTCTAATTGATTCTCCTAAAATAAGATTATATCTTTTTTTCACAAACCATCTGTAGTAAGCTTTGATGTCACCATCAAATTCTACAAATGCGACTTTCTTCCAATCAGCTTGCTTCTTATGTTTAGAAGTGATGTCTGGTGGGTCAAAAACTATCTTACCTTTTATTTTAAATGTTGTATTCACAATACAAAGATACAATAATTTTTTTAAAAAATCAAATTTTTATTTTAGCTTTCATATTAAATCTGTTATTTCTCCATTATCATCAAACACCAATAATTGACGTTTTCCATTCTCATGAACCAAACAATGTCCGTATGCGTGAGTGCTAACACCCTTTCTAGTGTAGAACTGTTTAACATGCCCTGTAAGACCCACAGAAGTCACACCATCCATTATTATAGGTGAGTGGTTATGTCCGTGTATCATTTTAAAGTTCATACGCTTATATTGCGTTATATTACCTCTAGAACCATTTGTACCATGGTCACCATGCATAGCTAGGTTAAAACCTTTGATAGTTAAGTGGTCACCGAATTTAAGATATTTAACTTTTTTCTTTTTACCATATTTTTCGGTTAGTAAATAACCAAATATATTTCCATAAAGCTCTAAATCAATAGTTTGATGAATCATTGCATATTTCAAATAAGCTGGTGAATTATGTAAATCTCTTTTCCAATTCATATCGTTGATATGTCTATCTAAGAATTCATCATGGTTTGATTGAACCACATACACTTTATCACCACCACATTCTTTTAATACCTTTTTAGGAAATTTAACAGCTTCATCTACTTCATCTTCAATAAGGTATTTACCATTAACGATTTTTCTTCGTAAGCTAAACATATCTAACCTTTCATGTGGGTTAAATCTGGCCCCATCTAATAAATCATGCAATACGTGAACTTTAGGTTTTAAAATATCACACAACTCTTTGGTTTTCTCATATATCGCTTCATCAATAACTTCATTATGGATATCACCCCAAACAATAGCTTCAACATTTTTAACTTTAGTTACACCTTCAGGGGTTACCTTATAACATAAATCAGTAAATTCACCATCATCAGTTACATAGATATTTCTAGGAATATGGCATGTACCATCTTCTCTCAACTCAATGATACTAAAACCATATGAATGATGTATAGCGGCAGTGTCACCAGCTTTACTTCTAGAGTAATTCTTCCTAGTAATCGCACCAGTCGTACTCATAGTTCTTAATGGTGTATTTCTAAGCCTAGCTTGAGTTTTAAAATGAATTCTAAATGCACCTAAAATCAAATGACCATCATCACTCAATGCATCTAATCCAGTTAATGGCATTTTAGCTGTTGGTGAAATATGTGTGTCAGCTGCTATGGTAGTATCACCAAATTCAACTTTATTATAATAGATATTATCCTTTATTTCATCAACCCACCACATGTCTTTTTTCTTATTCTGGTCTTCCGTTGGTGTTGTTGGATTACGGTACCTAACTGGTATAACCACAATATTGGTCTCCTTATTTAACTTATTGGTAATAAAATCCTTATAAATTAACATTGAAGCTAATTGCTTGTGGTTAATTGGAGTTTCATTTTGAGCTGATGTTACCATTAAAACTTTTGTATTTAATGGTAGATTTCTATCACGAGCTTCTAATAATTGTGGTGGTAATTTTGATGAGACTTTTTGTAAGTCCATTTTTTCTAACCACCATTTTCTTATCGTCCTACCTTCAACACCAAATTTATTTGTGAGAATTTCCATTTTTTCTTTATGGGTTAATTCCTCATCATAATAAGTCATTCTAATATAGTCCTTATTCTCGTCTGTTAAATCTTTAAATTTAACTTTGTTTGTTTTATCTTTACTCATTTATGCTAATTTTTTATCTTTTAAGAATTCTCTTAAAAAGACATTCTTAGGGCCACCAACTTTTTCAACCCATTTATTATATTGCTCATCATTAACTCTAACCCATGAAGCTATTTGGTCATCACTAACATCCCCAACGTAATCTAATGCTGGCATTGGTGAAAAATCAGGGTATAAATTTTTATTAAACACTCTTTCGTCAACAAGAAATACTATCGCTGTTAACATAGAGTTTAAATCAGGTTCATAAAATCTTGAAACCTTGATGCCATTTAATGTTAAATCAGCTAAATGTTGTTGCATTGTGCCAACATATAACTCAGTTTTAAATCCATGTCTTACCTCATGACCTTCATTAGATGTACCGCCATTCAATAAAATATTGGTCATCCATTCAGTTCTGAACCAATCATATTTTTCGTTATTCGTTCCCCATTCAAGACTATAAACATCATTTGCGTGATTAAATTGAATTCCTTGTTGAATTGGTGAAAGGTTATATGGTACTAAACCGTACATTCTTAATTCTAAGAATTTTTCAGGTTTTCCTGGTGTAGAATTATAAACTACTTTATACTCTTCTATAACAGATTTAAATCTCTCAAGACTAAGTTTATCCAACATATATTCATCATACTCACTCTCTTCTAAATCTAAAATTCTAATATTATTAACTAAACACCACTCATATAATGTATGTTCGGTTTCCATATTCTTAAAAGTCTCTTGTATCATTTTCAAATAATGTTGGGTTTTTATCCATCCACGTTTTTATTAAATTTTGGAAATTAAGTTGTAATGGGAATCCACCCATGTAAATAACACCACCAATAAGTTCAAATTCTTGACCAGCTTTAAATTCGACACCTTCCATTGGGCTTGAATCTTTTGTTAATCTAAAAACTCCGTTTTGTATGTTTTTCATAATTTTATAATCTTTGTGCAATGTAACTACAAAAAAAGGAAAAAAACAAGTTTTTAGCAAAAAAAAAAACCACTTTTCGGTGGTTTTATTATCAAAGTTTATTATATTCCTCTAAAAAGAGTTCTCGAACCTTTGTTGAAATGTATTTGTTGACATCTTTTGATTGGAGGTTATTATCTTCTAAAACATCCTTTTCTTCGGCCATAATATCATTCACAACCCATCTAATGATATCACCCATTTTTTTAATGTCAATATCTCCGTTAGGGAAAATAATGCCCATACCTTGTTCAAATCTATTTTGAGTTACAGCGTAACCAACAAATTCATGGATAGAATTTATTTTCTCAGTATCAACTTTAGCTAAAGTCTTAACTTTAGATGCGCTATGTCGTTCACCCTTCACTTTGAAACGGTAATCATGACCATCAACCGTTGCACACCAAACCACACCCTCACCAATTCCTTCAATACCAAAAGCTTTACCTACGGGGCATAATTCTTCAACTGCAATGGTAATCTCACTTAATTCATTTTGAGCCAAATCAGGTCTATTAAAATCAATTTCGATTTCATAAGATAAGAAATCTTCAACATTATAAATTCTATGGTCAATATCTCTTAAATAGTGAGAAGCTAAATGATATGGTTTAGTACTATCTTCAGGTACAACTTTTACGTCAAATATGAAAAATGACTTTTCTATTTGAGATATTGCAACTCCTTTTTGGATGCCTTTACCAGCCCATTCACCGAATACAATAACAGTATCGTTTGGGTTAATCTTATGGTTTACATATCTAACATGTTCAACCAATTCAAGGAATGCTTGTTTATTATCTTCAACATACCTTGCAAACCCCATATTATCATTTTCAGGAGTTATAATATTACTTCTAGATTGTGCCCAAATACCATCATTTTCAGTATGTCCAATACCCGCATTTGAATTATGCACCAAAATGTCATTTACAAAAAAACAATTTGTGTCTTGTATCGTAAGGTCAAATGACCTTCTTTCTTTTATTTTATTTATCTTTTTTAATTTCATTATTAATAAATTTATTTAATCTATTTTTAATTTTTTCCCTATTTTTATACCAATCATCTTCCCAAACAACAAAAACTTTATATCCCTTTCTTTTTAATAACCAAGTTCTTTTTCTATCCTTTTCCCATTTATCAGAGCAAATCATTTTAATTGCTGTGTTGTAGTAATCACCATCATATTTTCTAGGATTACAATGATATAAATCCCCATTATATTCCACAACGATTTTTCTATTAACATTACATTCATCAACCTCAAGTTTATCTATTACATGGTGCTGTTTAAATCCATATTCTTTTAAAAAATCATGTAATTCATTATGACCTTTAGATGTAAAACCAATTTTAGAATTTTTAAAAATCTTTAAATAATGTTTTAATCTAAATTCTTCATCTGAATTTAATTTATCGTGTAATGCCTTATTTGCTCTTGTTACTTGTTTATTTTGCTCTTTTTTACTCATAGACTCCCACCTTTCCGTTGAAAATCTACCAGAATTGTTATGATTCAAAGATGATGCTTCACCACCCAATTTAGCATTTTTGGTTCTATCTTTTTTTGATATTTTACTTAAAGCTTTTTTACCTACCTCTGAAAGTCTTTTAGCTTCTTTCTCTTTAACACAATTTTTACACAAATCTTTTTCATTTTTTTCAAACCTTTTATTTGTTTTATCAAACCTTTCATTATATATGTGATTACAATCATCACATTTAACCATATTAATCGGAAATTTTATCTTAGATAGGTGTTTTGAGTAACCCCACCTACCATTTACTAATTCACACCATGTTGTAATTACCATATTTACTTTTTAATATAAATATGTAGCGTTTCATGAAACTAACTTTAATTTTGGTCATTTTCTAAAAAAACATCTTCTTCAGTTAAGTTAATGGCTTCAACCCACCCTCTATTTTTTGTGTAAATTTTATGGTCTTCAGTACATTTTATTGAAGAATTATTATCAAATACTAGCTCAACCCAATTTTTATTTGATTTAAAGTTTTCAGTATTTACAACCTTTTTATCCACAAACCTATTAAATTCAAAATCATAACTCAAAATAGAATCACCAACATTAATTTCACTAATTGGTATTTCTTCACCATTACTTAAAGTAACTAAAGAGTTTTTATCAAAACACCCATGAAGTTTCACAGTACCTTTAAATTTAATGGTTGGTGCAACTTTAGAATAGTCAAAAATTGCATCACCATTCTCATCTTTACCTATGTATGCGGCTCTATCTCTAGCTTCTTTTACTACTTGTCTATATTGCCCGATTTTCGGGAATGCACTATGTTTTTTCATTATTTAATTTATTTAAAAATTTTTCACTTTGATTTGAAATGAATTTGAAGAATCCAATGATTCCAATTATAAACCAGAACACTGGCCAAACAAAACTAAAAGATATCCAAGCTGATTCATTTGATTCATAATCATCCATCATTACATACCCTCTATCATTATCATCGTAATGGTCTAACCCAAGTTGTTTAGCACACCTCTTCAATGTAATTAATGATATTACATACCCAATAACGTAAACCAAAATTATTGTAATAATTATAAATAACTTTCCCATTATCCCACTTCTTTACCTAATCCTTTAGCCATTGCTTCAATCTCTTGACATGACTCTAATGAATCACAAGTATCTTTATCATCTCTCAATTCAACAACTGAAGGATGTAAAGTTGACCAATCACCATTAGAGTTTTGAGATAAACCACAACAACGTATTTCTACTATTGTCCCCATAAGTTCATCACCTCTTTCAGTAATATCTTTCATCATCTTCTCAGTCATACCAGAAGCATTGGTTCTTAATTTACCACATGATGATTCAAGGTTTATTGTTGAATAAACATTTTCATTTTTACTTCTTTTTTCACCATATTCAAACCCTATAACTCTAAGGTCAATATTCATTTCTAATTTCATTTTTATTTGGTGATTTTTCTTACCATCAAACCATCCAGCTGTTGGTGCTTTAAGGATGGTACCTTCTTCACCTCTATTTAAAATCTCTTGGAAGTGACTCATTGCTTCATCATAAGAATATACTTTCTTACGTTCAACTACTGATACTCTATCACATTCTAAAACTGGAGTCTTTTTAAATAAGAAATCCAATCTATGTCTATATTCAATATCAGATTTCTTATTAAAATAATCATCTAATGTAATTGAATCCCATACAGTATATCTGATTTTATCAACAGCTTCTTTAAAACTACCATGCTTTTTCTCGAATGCCACTAATTTTTTAGCGGTTTCTTCATCACTTCTATCACCCATTTTACCACGACCCTCAATATCGACAATTGAAGCTATAATACCGTTACTTGTGTATCGGTCTAAATTCTCCATTGTAAGCTCACCATTTAATACACCATCAGGGAATTTTGATAATTCCTCAAATAATAATGAGTCACTTGGAATATGAGTTGTTTCACCTTGTCTAGACTCTAACTCAACTTCACCACCTTGAATGATTGCGTTAGCATACCTACCATCCATTTTAACGTCACTATAAGCGTAACCATATTTCTTAAAAATATCTTTAGCTAATTTTTCATCATATGATTTAGCACCTTGATATGGCGTTTTCTCAATCAAATCACCATAGACTTTATTAATGTAGGTTCTACCTAAACCATTCTTAGGGTCTTTATCAATAATTCTCTCAATGATATAAGCATCATCTGGTGATACACTTTCTAATATGAATTTTAAATGATTTATAGCCGCTTGTCCACTAATTTTTCTGTCAGAAATTTCATCAAGATTATTTAAACCCCACTCTAATGAAGCTGGGATTGAACTATTTAATGAAATATATTCAGGTATTTGTTTAATAAAAAACTTCACTCTTTTAGATTTTATTCGATACAAAACTTCTTTAAGTAAGTCGTTGTCTTTATACTTGCGTAATACATCCATTTTGGCATTATCACCAGCTGTGTTACTTATTTCATCAAATATTGCTTTAATTGTCATATTATTCTTTTAAATTATTCATTAGTTTGTCAAAGATACGAAAATAATTTCTAGAATCAAAATTTTCTGGAAGTATTTTTTTAAAATCCGCATATAAATTATTGCATGCTTGAAAATCAATAATCTTTTTATGCTCTTTTAATTGTAATCCAAATTGTAATATCCTCAAAGCATGGAACATACTCTTTATTGCATGTTCACCATCACCATTCTTTGATGCCATATTAGCATAGTGACGACTATCAGATGCCTTTCTGATAACTTGTTTAATCATTTCTTTGGTATTCCAATTGGTTACCTTAAAGGGCCATTTCTTGAATACCACTTGAGAATCATCCAATGATAAACACTCCAATGCGATTATATCATACCTATTAATAGCGTCTAAGAATCCACCTCTTGAGTATACTGTACCTTGAATTGAATAATCTTCATTAGAAATTGCATTATTCTTAAATGCACCATTATCTAACATAGCACCTTTCATGACTATAATAAAATCATGGTCAGAAGTTTCAGTCGCTGTACAATATATTTGAGAACCATAAGGGTAGATAGCAATTACATCACCTTCTACCCCTAATTCTTTTAATATGTGTTCTTTAGTCATTTACGCTAATTTTTACATTAATAGATTATCCAAATGTCTCCACATATCAGTTGCATCTTTTGGTGATACTGAACGTAAGGCATCTTGAAATTCATCATATTCTTTAACGTACATATCTATTTTACCACCACGTTCAATATTGGCGATTCTATCGGCCAACTTAAGAATTATGGCATCAGGGTTAGATGCTGTTTTTGGAAGAGTTTTTTGTTTTTTCTCAATTCTATTTCTTCCTTGTTCATCAGTTACACAATAAACCATTTCAGCAACTTGATATCCATAAGCATGTTTAATTTTATTATATGACAATGCCGTATCTTCTATAGTGTCATGAAGATACCCAGCAATAATATATTTACCAGAAAAACCAAATCTAATAAGTACATTTACTACATCATCTAAATGAATTTCATATGGGAAAAATTCACCATATGTTTGGTGTCCATGAGCTTTAACTGCTACTAATTTTGCTTCTCTATAATCTTTTTTTGTGTAAGTCATATTAATTCTCCTTTTTCAATTTCTTCTTGTCTTTCTAACAATTTTACTTGTTCGTATATTTTATCTCTAACCTCTTTCTTTGAATAATTTTTGCTTTCGATATTAAACCCTAAAGTAAAAACTTCTTCATAAATTTCATAATCATATTCAGGTCCAAATAGCCAAAATTTCTTTCTTTTTTCAACACCCTTGTATACATAAAAAATTGTTTCATAATTTGTAAACATGTCATATTCACCACCCTGATAACTCCTTACTTTATAAAAGAACACCCTTCTATATATCTCTAGTTTTTTCATAATATTGTGTTTAATACGCAAATATACGAATAATATTTAAGATAAACAAATAAACTGACATTTTTTCAGGTTTTTTCTAATGGTATATAATTTGTCTACATACAAACAAATAATAACAAATAAAAATTTTTAGAACTTATGAAAACTTTAGTACCAATTAAAAAAAACGGTCAGTTATCACCAAGCTTATTTGAATTTCCAAAATTAGACCCTTGGTTTGATAATCTTTTTGACAGTAGATTAATAACAACCCCTTCGGTTAATGTTATTGAAAATGAGGGAGCTTATCTTATTGATGTGGCAACCCCAGGTTTTAACAAATCCAATTTTAATATTGAGATTAATGGTGATAAATTAGAAGTGTCAGCTGAATCATCAATGGAAAATAATCAAGATGATTTAAATTATAAGAAAAGAGAATTTTCTTATTCATCGTTTAAAAGAAGCTTTTCTTTACCAAAAAACGTTGAGCATGATAAAATCTCAGCTGATTATGTTGATGGAATCCTTAAAATATCCATTCCTAAAAGCAATAATAAAGATTCACCCAATAGAAGAATAGAAATTGGATAAAAAAGGCCCCATGAGGGCCTTTTATTTTGTTAATATTTCATATAAATCTTTATTATTCATATTGATTATATATTCTCTAATCGTGTTAATTTTACCATCTTTTAACCCAAAAAACAATCCAGTGTGACGAGTATTTTTGAAGTGTTTATTAGATACTTCAAATACTTTCATCGCAAACCTCTTTTGTTCTTGTTTAGTTATGTTTTTAGGTTTATATGGTATTAATTCTACCCAAGCATTTTCCAAATCATCAGTCAATTTTACTAACCCTTCTTTAAGTTGAATTATTTCTTCAGACCTTTCTGGGAACGTTGCAATCCATTCATCAACTTCATTAGTTTTTAACACCTCTAATATATGGTGATTACCTAATTTACTTTTAGTATGATGCATTGCAACATAAGCTGGGTTTTTTAACTTGATTCTATTGAAATTAGCATCAACTACAACATAACCTTCTTCAGAGAATGGCATACCTTCAAATGTCGCCATTAAATGACCAGCATTTGATGCATTAATGTTAAAAGATTTAACTAATGGTAACCCAATATCAGTAGATATTGTATATAAATCATTAAAACCATACTCATTTAACGTATCTAAATCTCTAACACCTAATAATGATACTTTTGATTCTCCATGTGGGCAAACAACAATATTATACGGTGTCATTAATTCAAACATATATGTTCTACCTCTAACCATTCTATCCCAATTAAAACCATATTTTGGTGATGTAATTGTATCCCAAAATAATTCAGAAAACTTAGTATTTGGTTTATCATTTACTTCACCTTCACCTTCGGCCATACCAGATGTGCCAGCACACCATTTTTCAGCTACCCAATCCCAATATACTTGAATCAATGAGTTATGTACCAATATCCCATTAGCAAAGAAATTATTGGTTTCTTTGGTTTGAATATCATACCTCTTAGAGTCACATTCTATCTCTTTAATATGTTTTACCTTAACTATTTTCATATTCTATTATTTATTATACTTGTTAGACTCCCCACTAACTCACAGCGGCCCTACAAATAACGATGAATGGCTTTTACACCCCCTACTGTGAACTACCCACCCACGCCAAAGGCGATGGGTTGGCATACCAAAAATCACCATTAACTTCAATCAATATATTAGTATTATCAATTTTAATATCATATGTTCGATTATTTAATGGAAATTGTGGCGTGAATGATATGTTCAAATTAGTTAATATATTCCTAACTCTAACCTCTAATTTCGATACAAAATTTTTATGTAATCTAATCATTCTTTTATTAAATTCATCATCAGATAAATTAGACCAAACCTCTTTTAATCCATTACTAATATTTATACTATTAGAAAAGTTTGATAGGTGTCAAGTTTTTTAAGTAATTAGTAAGAATTCATCATCTTCGGTTAATTCATCAACCCTACGATAGCACTCTAAATTAGGTAACCATACTTTATGATTACCAGTTAACTTAATAATAGTACCATTTTCTAATTCAATCTCAAACCAATTATTAATATTCTTTTTAATTGAATAATCCACTATTTCATCATATATTGGCTCATTAGTTTCTAAATCAAATGATAAAACTTTACCAGAATATTCCGTTTCACATATATCACGAATTGTCATTTCACCACCCTCAGTTATCAATATGGTATCCCCGTGACAACACCCATCACATTTTTCTAAAATAAGTGCTGTGTTCCAATCTATTTTAGCCGCATGTGTTTCAGCTGAATTAAAGAATTTTCTGAATGCCAAAGACATAACCTTCCAAGTATCTTTCTCAAGTATAAGACCTCTACAATCTTGTACTTCAGGTAAAGACATGTCAGATTCTATTTGATTGTATTTGAGTAAAATCTTGTATCCATAATCCTTACAAGTTAATTTAAATGTATTAACTGCATTATCCAAGCCATACTCTTTAATGTACTTAACTATACTTAATTCATTTCCCATTTTTTCTTTTTTTCATTGATTCAGAAATCTTCTTTTTAGTTTCCTCACTAACAACTCTATTCTTTCTTTTCTTACTCTGCTTTAATTTCATTTCTCGTGCTTTCTCCACACCATAAATTTCTTCGTAAGATTTACCTTTTAATTGTGAATGTTTCCCTTTATTTGCTTTACCAATATTTTTTTTATGTTCTTCGGTAAAAACTTTTTTCTGTCCTTTATTACCTTCACTAATTTTCTGTTTATGCTCTTCAGTTAAAGTAGTGCCCTTTAATGGAGATTCTTTACCTATATTACCTTCAGCCATCATCTTAGCTGTTTTTTTAGTCCAAGGTTTTTTCATTCCTTTATGAGCATCACTAATTTTCTGTTTATGTTCATCAGATAAAACTTTACCTGAATGAAATTTAGAAACGTTCTCTTTAATAAGTTCAATATCTGGATGATTAGATATTGTATCACCACCATCCCCACCTTTTGCTACATTATAACCATTAGAGTTTTTAGAAATTCATAATGCAAATGTACAAAAAAAAAAGTGATAACCAAATTATTATCACTTTTTATTTATAAAACTATAGTTTTTTAGTTATAATTCATTTTTATTTTCGATTAAATCTACCAAAAAGTTAACCCCAAAAATAACCATAGCTATTGATTCTGCCGCAAATAAGGAAATTATATTAATTAAATAATGTAAAACAAATCCTAATACCATTGCGCCAACTAAAAACCACCTAAAACTCTTAAATTCATCACTATATCTAATAATATGATATGACATACCACCAAAAAATATAACAGAAGTTATCGTATGTAAGGTTGGGTAGGTTAAATGTGGTGTTAATGGAATTAACATTAAATTCAACCCTAATATCCAAGTGAACGTTTGGTCCTTTCTAACTCCAATTGTTGTTATAAGTGTTGCAGCTACTGTTAATAAAAAAACATATATGAAGCTAATGTCACCATATGCGTAATCACTAATACTACTTCTAGGGCCATCACCTATCCATAATACAAAAGGTAATAAAATACAAGCTAACGCTGCGGATAAATCGTATTTAAATAATCTGTTTAATAATCTTTCTAAATTCATATTTTTATAATTTATTTATAAATATTTTGAATTTCTTGAATAAATCCAATTACTTTATTTTTTTTCAAATAACTTTATAAAAAGGAGCGTAAAACCCATTCATCGCAAAGCGTGGATGGGATGTAAGCGACAAAGGTATGATTAACCTTGGCTTAAAATATATTGAACGGCTAAGTATGACAAATTTACATAAAACTATATTTTGGCATAAATTTTGATGTATAATAGGTATGAAAATGATTAATAAGACATATAAGTTTCGTCTTTTTCCAACAAATGAGCAAGAAGTGCTATTAAATCAACACTTTGGTCACTCTCGTTGGGTGTATAACCATTTTCTAAATGAACGCAAAGAACAATACCAAGCGGATAAAAAGTCTGACAATTATTACAAACAAGCTGCCACTTTGACAAAACTTAAAAAAGAAGAAAAGACTATGTGGTTGAAAGAAGTTAATAGTCAAACTTTACAATTCGCTCTACGCTCTTTAGATACAGCTTTTTTAAACTTTTTTAGAGGTAATGCACAATTCCCAAAGTTTAAATCTCGTAAACATAAAAATACTTTTACCATACCTCAATTTGGTAGTATAGAAGGAGATAAAATTAATATACCAAAATTTAAAGAAGGTATTAAAGTTAAACTTCACAGAGAAGTCAAAGGTAAGATTGGTAAAATGATAATTACCAAAACACCAACAGGTAAATATTATGTTTCAATATTTACAGAACAACAGAATAAAGAATTACCTAAAACAAATAAACAAGTTGGAATAGATTTAGGTTTAAAGGATTTTGTAATTACTTCTGATAATGCTAAATTCAAAAATAATAGATATACAAAAAAATATGCAAAACAATTAAAAAAAGCACAACAACATCTTTCTCGTAAACAAAAAGGTAGTAATGGGTTTGAAAAACAAAAACTCAAAGTTGCTAAAATTCACGAGAAAATTGCAAGTTGTAGATTAGACACTTTACATAAGGTTTCACATAAACTGGTTAATCAATATGATTTAATATCAGTTGAGGACTTAAATGTAAAAGGTATGATTAAAAACCACAAATTATCAAAACATATTGCCGATGCAAGTTGGGGTAATTTTGTTACATTACTTCAATATAAGTGTGATTGGTATGGAAAAGAACTTGTAAAAGTTAATCGTTTCTATCCTAGCTCGAAGACTTGTGGAGACTGTGGTTGGATAAATCAAAATTTAAAACTTTCTGATAGAGAATGGACTTGTAACTCGTGCGGTGTAATACACGACAGAGATGTAAATGCAAGTAGAAATATTCTCAAAGAAGGTTTAAAAATAATATCGGGTGGGATGCTCGATAACACTGATGGAGACTCAAATAAGACTTCTATAAAGAAGCACAAGTCTGTGAAATCAGAAGCCCAACCCATCGCCTCTGGCGTGGGTGGGTAGTTCACTAAATGTTAGTTACAAATATACTAAATAAATTACAAATAAACAAGTTATGACTTTAATTCTTCAACTACCCCACTTAAATGAATTGGACTATCAAGAGTTTTCCAATCAGTTATCTTATTTGAAAGAAACGGTTTACCACCTTCCGCAACATTTACCGCTACTGTTATGTGTGGTATGTCATTGGTTGATGGATAGCCAATAACCTTAACAGCCATAGCTAAATTACTATAACCAACTTCAGTTGCTTTTAAATAAACCGTTCTACCAACTTCATTTTTATCATCCAATCCTTTACCAAAAACTATTGTCATATGATGCGCAAAAGCTTTCCACCCTTCTGGGATTTCTAAAGAATTTAATAATTTATTTTTAGATTCATTATCTAAAACTACTGCCGCATATAAAATCTTTTCAGGTTTATTGTTTTTTAAACCGCCTTCTGATTGTAATATCTTATCTACAGTTAATAGGCCAACACCTTTATGTGATGCCATCATTCTTTGAATTGTTTTCAATGGTACGTTATGTGTATTTCTTTTAGCCAAATCTTCAGCAGAAACTCCACCATCACCAACATCAATAATTTTTATATTATTCTCATCAAAACCTAATTTTAATGCAGCTTCTACGTATTTTTTAGGCTCAGAAGCTTTGATATTTGTATTATCTTCATTAATCATATCATCGTATATTTTTCTCGGTTTCATATAATATAAATATATTTATATTATCCTTTATTTTTATTAATTTAATACAAAAATACTGAATTTATACCTAATAAACAAATTAATTATTGACTTTATTAACCATTTTACTTATATTTACCAATATGAAACATGAGAAAACTAAAATATCGGTAGCTTTAGATAAAAACCTTCTTAATAAATTAGATGAAGGTAATTACAATAAATCTAAATTAATTGATTCACTACTTACCGAACACTTCAAAAATAAATCTAAATAAAATTCGTATTTAGGCGACTTTTACTTTATTTCTAGATATTTATTAATATAAACAAATAAGTGTTATGGGAAGAAAAGCATATAAAGAAGAAAATAAAAAAGGTAAATTATCTATCACTATATCATCAGACAACTACCAACAATTAGTTGATGACGGAATCAATAAGTCTAAATTAATCAATTGGTTATTAGACCAACATTTTAATACCATTAATCATGGAAACTAAGATTTGTAGTAAATGTGGTGTCTATAAACCTGTAAAAGAATTTAGTAAATGTTCTAGAATTAAAAGTGGTTTAAAATCACAATGTAAGGGGTGTATATCTATTGCTGGTAAAAAATATAGGGCTAATCCTGAAGTTAAAAAAGTTAATAAAATTAGGGTTCAGAATTGGGTTAAAGAAAATAAGGAAAAGCGCACCACTTATATTTCTAATTATTATGAAGATAATAAAGAAGAACGTTTAAAATATTCCAAGAAGTTTTATAAAGATAATCGTGAAAAGTATAAAAAGATGCGTAAAAAGTATTATTATAAAAATAAAGATACTATTTATGAACAAATTAAATATAAGAGAAAGACTGACATCATTTATAAATTAAAACACACTGTAGGTGGTATAATTAGACAATCGATTAAAAGGGGTGGTTATGATAAAAAATCTAGGAGTCATGAAATATTGGGGTGTACTTATAAAGAATTTAAAAAACATATCGAATCTCAATGGGAACCGTGGATGAATTGGGATAATCATGGTTTATATAATTATCAATATAATTTTGGTTGGGATTTAGACCATATCATACCACTTGCCTCAGCAACATGTAAAGAAGATATAATTAAATTAAATCATTATACAAATTTTCAACCATTGTGTAGTTATGTTAATAGAAACGAAAAAAGGGCTAATTATTAGCCCTTTTCTTTTGTTTATTTAAATAGTTTTCAACAACCCTAGATACAGTTATCTCACCTACTGAATTATAAGTTTGTATCATTTTTTGAATTGTTTTTAACGGTACGTTATGTGAATTACGTTCTGCCAATACTTCGGCAGTTTGGCCACCCAAACCTACATCTACAATTTTAATATTGTTTTCATCAAAACCTAATTCAAGAGCTTCAATAATATAATTTTCAACTTCCCTTAATCTTAGATTAGTGTTGTCGATAACTGGTGTAATACCAGATTCCATAGATTTTTTAGCATTTAAGAAATTCTTATTATGCATCCTACCATGTTCAGACCAATCACCTGAATCTACCATTTTTTTAAAGTAACCATTATAGTCACCAGTTGCGTCAATTAAATCATCTGTTGAATGAACAACACCTTCACCAACCAATGTTTTTGCTTTCGTTGATTTACCAGAACCTGTCACGGTACCCCTCTCATGATAATCAATACCTGAGAGGGGCGAGAAATTTTTACACCTAAACAATTATACCCTTTTAGACTTTCTAAAAGTTTCATTTTTATTTTTATTTTTTTATCCATTCCTTATATTTTAATTCATATCTTTCTAAAAATTTCAAATCACCATTATTATATAATTTTTCAATTTGATTAAATTTTAATCTCCCAATATCAACCATTTTATATTTTAAGTTGTTTTTTTTACAAAACTCGATTGCTCCATTTTTTTTTCTAATTACACTATCAGAATTCCACAATTTTTTAGGTTTACTTTCAACCATATATTTATTGTTAAGAACAAAATCTGAAAAATAAGTTTTTTCAACACCATTATAATCAACATATTTAACTACCCATTTATTTTCCTCACCACTTTCCCAACTAAAACCAAACCTTTCAATCACATTAACCATAAAAGTTAATTCATTTAACGACCTAAAAAACCAACCTTTATACCAACCAGACCAACCATTACCAGAACCTTTAGGTGACGGTTTACCATACATATTATTATTTTCACCACTATTTAATAAACTTTGCTTATTTTTATATTTACTAAGTTTATCATCAGCTTTACTTTTACCAAATTTATCAACCCATACATTATAAAATGATTTACCATACATACCATTATTAACACCTTTTGATAATTTAGATAACTTTTCTTTAGTTTTATCAGAATGAGTCTTACCAATTTTAATTTTAGATTGACGCTTTTTTGTTTCTTCACTATGCTTTTGGCCAAAGAAAGGATTTTTATCACCTTTCATACCATACATCGCATTATTTTCGCCAGATGAAGCACAACTTCTACAAACATTATTATTTTTTTCAGCGTTAATTCTTACATATTTTGTACTATAATGGATTTCTGAGTTACATTTTGGGCAATTTCTAATATATTTTTCCATATTCTTTTATCATAAATATGTTAATAATTCCAAAATCACGTAATTCCCTCAAAATAAATTACTCTTCTTTATCAGAAGCACCAGAACCTGGAATTCCTCTCATAATAATCAATTCTTGGTTTGGTCTAGTTATTGGTACATTTAATATATTTTTCTTCATAATAGCTTCTCTAAGTTTTTCTTTAATTCCTAGTCTAAGTTTCTCCATTTTCTTGTCGTTCCCAACCATATCAATATATTGATGCTTAGGGCAATATTCAGGAGATAAAGTAATCTCTCCCTCTAACGCATACTTCTCTATTATGTTAAAATCTGGCTCGGTTTTAACAACCCTACCACATTTAGAACATAATATCGCCATAACTCCGTTAATTTTTTTAAATATTGCTGTATCCATGATATTAATAAATATAGACTTATCCGCAAATATACGACAAAAAAAAAGAACTACCAAGTAGTTCTTCATTTTTTTTACTAATTTTTTCGTCTGACTGATGTTGGACGATTACTAGCCGTAGGTGCTGTACTACGATT